CTATAATTATTATCTACAAATGATAAGAGATGTAACCGGGTTAAACGAAGCTAGAGATGGTAGTACTCCAGATAAAAATGCTTTAGTAGGTGTTCAAAAATTAGCGGCAGCTAATTCAAATACAGCTACAAGACATATATTACAATCAGGTTTATATTTAACAGCGGAAGTAGCAGAGTGTTTATATGATGGAGCATTAATTCTTGGAACAAAAAAGTTGCTTAAATGGGAAATGGCCAAAAATATGATGCGACCTAAAAGCGATTTTACGAAAGTTAAGATGAATTATGCTATTGTAGCACCTAGAATGTATAATGGTAAAATAGAATCATTGGTAAGTAGAATTACTGGTTTTGCAGACATGATTCAGTTAACACATTTAAAGTTACAACAAGTGATGTCTAGAATGATACCAGATGGTATTTATCTTGACGCAGATGGATTAGCTGAGATTGATTTAGGAAACGGTACTAATTACAATCCACAAGAAGCGTTAAATATGTATTTCCAAACTGGTTCTGTTATCGGTCGTAGTTTTACTTCTGAAGGTGATATGAATCCAGGCAAAGTGCCTATTCAAGAGATACAATCCGGAGGTGGTGGACAGAAATTACAATCGCTTATTGGTACGTATAATTACTATTTACAAATGATTAGGGATTGCACTGGTTTAAACGAGGCTAGAGACGGTAGTATGCCAGATAAAGACGCTTTAGTAGGTGTTCAAAAATTAGCCGCAGCAAATTCAAATACAGCTACAAGACATATATTACAAGCTGGATTATTTTTAACAGCTGAAATAGCAGAGTGTTTATCGTTAAGAATATCGGATATACTGGAATACTCTCCAACAAAAGATGCTTTTATACAAGCAATAGGCGCTCATAATGTTGCGACGTTAGAGGAAATGTCTAACTTACATTTATATGATTTTGGTATATTTATAGAATTACAACCAGATGAAGAAGAAAGGCAAATGTTAGAAAATAATATTCAAATGGCGATTCAACAACAAAATATAGATATTGAAGACGCTATTGATCTTAGAGAAATAAAGAATATTAAATTAGCTAATCAACTTCTAAAAATACGTAGAAAACGTAAAGATGAAAGAGATAGACAATTACAACTAGAGAATATAGAGGCCCAGACTAAATCAAACACTGAGTCTGCTCAAATGGCGGCTCAAGTAGAAATGCAGAAAAATCAACAGATGATGGCATCACAAGCTCAAATAGAACAAATGAAAGCTAGTATAGATTCTCAAAAAATGCAACAAGAAGTGATGCATAAAAAAGAATTAATGGCTTTAGAGTTCCAATATAACATGCAGTTAAAAGGTATTGAGGTTGATGGTGTTATGAATAGAGAGAGACAGAAGGAAGATAGAAAAGATGAAAGAACAAAAATTCAAGCAACTCAACAAAGTGAGATGATTGACCAAAGAAAAACAGGTAGACCACCTAAAAACTTTGAATCCGCAGGTAATGATATACTAGGCGGGGGATTTGATTTAGGTGCTTTTGAACCTAGATAAATTATTTATTAATTATTATTATATTATATTATGGAAGAAAACAAAGAAAACGTAGTTGAAGAAACTACACAAGAAAACCAAGAACAGGTAGAACAAAAACCTGAGATTGACGAAAGTAAATTTGAAAGCGCTGGAGATGACAGTGTGATTAAAGTAGATTTAAACAACCCTCTAAAACAAGAAGATGAACAACCAGTTGATAATACAGAAACCGAGGAAGTTCAAGAAGAGATTGTTGAAGAAACGACTGATAAAGAAGAGATTGTTGAACAATCTACAGAAGAAGATGTTGAAGCGCCTGTTTTAGAAGAAATTACGGGTGAAGAAGTAGAAGAAACAGTTGAAGAATTAGAGGAGCAAGTTGATGAAGCTATAGCTGAATCCGAAGCAACTGGAAAACCAATTCCTGAAAACATCCAGAAACTAATGGATTTCATGGAAGAAACTGGTGGAGATTTAAATGATTACGTAAAGCTTAACCAAGATTATAGTAAATTAGAAGATCAAGATTTATTATATGAATATTATAAGCAAACAAAACCTCATTTAAACAACGAAGAAATTAACTTCCTTATGGAAGACACGTTCTCTTACGACGAAGAAGTCGACGAAGAAAGAGATATACGTAGAAAAAAATTAGCGTTAAAAGAGCAAGTTGCCGACGCTAAAGCCCATCTGGACGGGCAAAAGTCCAAATACTATGAAGAAATTAAAGCTGGGTCAAAGTTGACCGAAGAACAACAAAAAGCTGTTAATTTTTTTAATAGATACAACAAAGATCAAGAGAGTAATCAAAAGTTAACAGAGAAGAACACCGAAGTTTTTAAACAAAAGACTAATAACCTTTTTAATGACAAATTCAAGGGATTTGACTATAACGTTGGTGATAAAAAATTCAGATTCAATGTTAAAGATATTGGTAGTGTTAAGGAGAGTCAAAGTGATCTAAACGGTTTTTTGGCAAAGTTTGTCGATAAAGACTTATCACTAAAAGACGCTAAAGGCTATCATAGATCTTTATTTACAGCAATGAATGCTGACGCTGTTGCTAATCACTTTTATGAACAAGGTAAGGCAGACGCTATGAAAGACAGTGTTGCTAAAGCTAAAAATGTGAATATGAATCCAAGACAAGCTCATGGACAAATTGAAGCGGGTGGTATTAAAGTAAAGGTGTTAGGTGAAGACTCTAATGATTTTAAGTTTAAAATTAAAAACAAAAAGTAAATTAACAATTTAAAATTAAAACAAAATGGCAATTACAGCAGGTAGTAATTTGAATAAAACTCCTTCTCCAACGAAGCAGACGTTTAATACAAATTACTTAGATTTTACGGGTACTACAGATAACACGTGGGCCCAACAATATGTACCAGATCTTATGGAGAAGGAAGCTGAAGTGTTCGGTAACAGAACAGTTTCAGGTTTTCTTTCGCAAGTAGGAGCTGAAGAGGCTATGTCGGCTGATCAAGTCGTATGGTCTGAACAAGGTAGATTGCATCTATCTTACGTAGGTAACGTTAAAGATCATCAAAACCAAGATCATAACAATAACGAACCAGGTGGTACAATAGAAATCGATACTGATATCGATGGAAATGCAACATCTACATCGGCTATTGATCATGGTATTAGAGTTAACGACCTACTTTTAGTAGCTAGTTCTTCATACGTTACGCAATGTTTAGTTACAGCTGTATCAGCTGATGACGTTTGTGTAGCTGTATATAACGCGGGTAACACTGCTGGAGATCTAGAAGATGTTGGTTTTGCAGCGACAGACACTGTGACTGTTATGGTTTATGGTTCTGAATATGCAAAAGGTAGATCTTATTACGATGACGCTCCAGCGGCAGGTAATACTGGAGATTCTTCAAGTTCTCGTCAATCTAACGAACCTCAATTTAAATCTTATAGCAACAAACCGATCATTATTAAAGATTACTATAGTGTATCTGGTTCTGATGCTTCTAGAATTGGTTGGGTTGAGATTTCTCAAGAAGATGGAACTTCTGGATACTTATGGTATTTAAAAGCTGAATCTGAAACAAGAATGAGATTTACTGATCATTTAGAAATGGCGATGTTGGAATCTATTAAGGTTACAACTGCTAACTCTGAAGTTGATCAATTCTTAAGTGGTGCTGATACTGATGGTGGTCAATGGGGTACTCAAGGGTTATTCCATGCTATCGAAGATAGAGGTAATATCACTACTGGTGTTACAGGTGTTAATGCAGCGACTGATTTAGCTGAGTTTGACGCTATTTTAGCTGAGTTTGATAACCAAGGTGCAATTGAAGAAAATATGATGTTTGTTAATAGATCTACATCTTTAGCTATGGACGACATGTTAGCTTCAATGAATTCTTATGGTGCTGGCGGTACTTCTTATGGAGTATTCCAAAACTCAGAGGATATGGCACTTAATTTAGGTTTCTCTGGTTTCCGAAGAGGTTCTTATGACTTCTACAAATCAGATTGGAGATACTTAAACGACAAAGCTACAAGGGGTGGTATTAATTCTAGAGCTAATGCTAACGCTATTAGAGGAGTTATTGTTCCAGCTGGTACATCTACAGTTTATGATCAAATGTTAGGGAA